TTACAATGGATCAACAAGCAGGGGATATTCTACGCCGTCGTAGATACAAAAACCTTGCTACTGCACCAGTTCCTTTGGGAAATGGTATTGTCAATCCTCCTGCGCAGCAATTGACTGCTTTGGATATTGACGCGCGAATCGATTGGTTACTTGCTGCATAGCCATGCCAATCGTCCCGGAGGGAGAAAGAGTTTGATGGTACTTTCTTGATCCTCCAGGAGCAGGTAGACAACATTGCCTGCTATAAACCAGCCCTAATTGACTTGGAACCCCTAACGTAAAGCCGAGGGCGACAAGGCGCAAGGGTTTAATTAACTTTTATGATGGCCTTTACGACAATGAAGACTTCGCAATTTAGACATCAATCTGAGACGATAGTCAATGAGTTCCTGACTCATAGACTGAATCCCTTGTTGACCTTTTCTAGGTTCATGTTGATCCTGGAATGTGCGTCTAAATTCAAGCATTATTTCAAGCTGTTCTTTCTTAATAATTGCAAAAGGAATGAGCAACTCACAAAGATGCGTAAGTCTTTCTCCACTTGCTTTCCATACATATGGTTTAAGAGTGGAATTTTTGGGCGTTTGGGCATCAGTATAGACAGAGGAATTTCCTCCGAATATGTTAGTCAACCATTCAATCAAGCATTTATCTGTGCTGGTAATTTGCAAGAGAGAATGAAAAACCTTTTGGTTTTGGGACTTATTAAAATAATGTCCTATATGAATGCATCCTTCACCATCAACTATCCCAGCAAGATAGGCCAGATGTGTAGAGATAAATTCTTGTCTAACATATTTAGAACTTCTGGTATTCGACATAACCCTCCAATGGTGTATGAATATCGGTTAGTATTGTAATACAAAGTTGATTAAATGTCTAGCGTGAGAGACTTAAGCGGGTAGGTACCGAAAGGTAAAGCGAAAGTCCGACCTCTATGGAAACATAGAGACATACCCAGAAATGAGGTGTGCGCCTGTTGAATGACAGGTTATTAAGCAACAGGTGTGAATGCTGATCAACGAAGATCCAGTTTTAAATTCTGCCGTTTCAGTTTTAGGACAGAGTTTGAGAGAAACTGAAGATCAACTAGCCAGGTCGATGCTCGAAGGAAGTGCTCCTCCGATAAACTGTACATCGGGGACAAACGGTAGAGTTGCCGTTTTAAAACCTACTCTGATTGAGGTGGAACTCTCCAATGGAGACAACACTGCGCAAGCGAAAGCAGCGTAAACGACTGAGTGAGTGGGCGCCATAAGGTGATGCGACAGTCTGTTCTCATAGGTGACTATGAGAGGGAAATCCGAAGAGGTTTCTCCGCCCTTGATGTGGGGTCAATAAAGTAACAGGGGTTAGGACAACCCAACAAACATCGCTCCATTAGATTGCAGTAAAGCCGTACGATTACTTCGTACAGCTAATGCTCAATTTATTATGGATATGATAGAAGGCGAGCTAAAATTTGGTTCCAGTCCTGTACGTACAAGTTTTTTTGGTTTAGGTCACACAAACTTAAGTGCAGACTTGGATCAGATGAGCGGATTTATTAACGTTGCTAACTATTCCAACAATAGTAATCTGTTGCAAGCTGAATGGGGTAGCCAACGTAACATTAGATTCTTGCTGTCTTCTGTTGGATCTATCACTCCAAATGCTTCTGCATTGGGTCAAGATGTATATAACATCTTTGTTCCTGGTCAGGAATCCTATGACATGGTTGATTTGGACGGATATTCCGCTCAATTTATCTATGCACCGCCAGAGATTGCATCTCCTCAATTGAAGTTGTATCAAACAGCTGGTTGGAAAATGGCGCAAGTATTCAATGCATCGAATACTTCTTGGATGGTAAACCTACGCTGCACTCTTGCAGTAGCATTATAAGGAGGATATCATGGCAGAAGTACAAGTTTGCAAGGGTGATTTTGTTAACGTAGCTAGCACACCACAATTTATTCCTTTTGTTGGTCCAGTAAGTTCAATTCGATTGAAAAACTTAACCATGTCAGGAGTAACATCACAAGGTATTGCTGGATCTTTGACATCTGATAGGATCGTGGAAGCTTATTTCAATCCTAATACGATGACAAGTGGTACTGCTCAGATTATACAAAATGGTACTGTATCGGGAATTTTAGCTCCCATGCAAAATGGTGTTTGCGCAATAAATGGGATCCAATTAATCAATGGTGCAAATCAAGTTAATGGACCGAATATTGTTGTAAACTCATTTACACCAGGAAGTCCAACTGTTTTCGTAACGAATACAGCTCATGGATTCCAAGTAGGAGATAATGTTCAGTTATCAAGCATGACATCAGCACCTCAATTAGGTGGTCTTGTTATGACTGTGACAGCTGTTGGTTCAACTACACAATTTACTACACTTTTGGATAGTACCAATGCTTTAACAAGCGTTGGAGTTGTTAAAAAAGTTGGTAATGCATACATCCAAAACAATTCATTGTATTATCCTCAATGGAGGGCAATTGCATCCATTTCTCAGGCTAATCCAATGGTTGTTACTACACTTGTTAGACAAGTCTATCAAGTTGGAGATGTAGTCAGATTTGCCATCCCAACAGTTTATGGTATGCAACAATTGAATACTCCTAATACAGGTATTCCATTCGAAGCAACAGTTTCAGCTGTAAATAATGCAGTTGGAACACAAACTGTCACATTTGCAAATGTTGATAGCTCTGGATTCAGTGCATTTGCATGGCCAGCAGCAGCAACAGTAGGATCATATCCAGCTTCATTGCCAGTTATGATCCCACAAGGAGAAGGCAATCTCAACCAACTTTCTGGTATCATTCCAAGTCCATTACCTTATGCAAACCAAGATATTCTTGGATTTGCTACACAAAATCAAGCGGCAAATGGCGTTCTGATTGGTGCTGGTGATGGTACAAATAGTGCTACTACCGGAGGTATTATCGGTGCGACAGTAGATGCTTGGGAGTGGGAAATTATCTCATCTTCACAAAACTTCTACTAACCGAAAGGGAGGTGACATTTTGTCACCTTCCTAAATTTAATTGAATTTCTAACGTAGGGTGAATATGGCAAGACATAAAAAAAATAATACTATACAAATAGAAGCAAAAGAAGAGGTTAAAATGACTGATAACATTCTAGAAAATGATGCACAAAAAGAAATAGAAGCAATCGAACAAGAAACTGATCGAGTACGACAAGAATTAGAAGCTGCCAAAAGAGAATTGAAAGAAATTCAAGAAAAAAAAGATAGTGCAAGACGAGTTTATTCGGCAGAAGAAGAAAGAATTTCTGAAAAAATGATTACAGCCGGAAACGAAAGAAAAGCGATGGAATCTTCAATTGCAAGACAAAAGGAAATCGACAATGAAAAAATCACTGGTAGATTTATGAATAGAAGAGCACCGGGACAACCAGCTAAATTGACATATATGAAATATGCTGATGATCCTGTGAAGTGGTATTATTTTGAAGATGGTAAGACCTATACCATTCCTAGGGGATTTGCTGATCAAATCAATGAATATTACCATTCACCTGTTTTTATACAAAAACCTCAAGGATCTGTCATTTTGAGTGAAACTATCGGTGAAAATTCCATGATTCAAGAAGTAGATAGATCGAACAAAAAATATGCTTTCGTCCCTATGAATTTTTGAGGTAAAGCAGCTTTACAAGGAATCATATGTCGTCAATAATGTATTATCCTGGATATTCTCAAGTTGTTGTTGCTGATAATCTTAAGGTGCAGACAATATTGACGATTACACAATCTTTCCCGATGATCCTTACAACTAATATTGATCATGACTATGTTGCAGGAATGATCGTAAGATTTTTGATACCATCAATTTTTGGAATGGTCGAATTGAATGCCTTAGATGGACAAGTAATTGGAGTGACAAATAATTCTTTGACGATTAATCTAGACTCAACGAATTTTACACCATTTGCATATCCAAATCCGCTCCCAAATGCATATACAAACCCATCAGTAATACCAAATGGTTCTGGTCCATATCTTCAGCCTCAGCCGCTTCCATATGGTAATCAAGATTCGTTTCAAGGGGTTATTTATAACGCAGGATTGCCATGAGTGTACAACTTGTATCTTTAGATCAGATGGAAAATACTGTCAGAAGAATGACAGCACGTTATACACAACAAGCTATGACAACAGATCAAATTCATAGATACATTAATTTATTCTATACATTGCATTTTCCAGAGCAGTTTAAGAATCTTAAACTCACTAAGCCATTAGTATTTCTAACCACTCCAAATGTTGATACATATGATTTTCCTTATCAAGCGGGGCTTTTAACGAATGCTAATGGAACTCCTGTTCCTGGAAACTTTCAGATTATGCCACCAGTATATTGTCAGGGATATATTTTAAGATACTTTCAAGATAAAAATACATTTTATAATAGATGGCCAAAGCTTTCTGTTAATCAGCAAGTGGGATCTGGAGCAAATAGTGCTGGTCCATATTCTGGTATTATTCCACCTTTTCCATTTCTAAGAGGTCAATTAGATATATTTGGAAATGTAACAGAATCTGCCGTTATTATCTCAGCGATCGTTAACAATCCAAATAGTGCCAATTCCGGATTCGTATATACATGCCAGGACTTTCCTCAACCTAATTCAGCAACTCCAAATATAGGTAATTTAGTTGATCCAGCTGGTAATAATGTAGGAACAGTAAATTATCTTACAGGAGCATTTACATTCACATTAGCATCAGGAATTATTCCTAGTGA